TGCTTACCCATCCTCCTGATGTTATATTCATGTAATTCAAATTAGAACTTGACACCCAGAGATTGCCGCTGACGAGATTTAGTAAAATCATCCCCGACTGGCTGTTTGCAGCTCCTCCCGTACTGCTGACATCAAAGCCAGAGGTAACAACACCTGCTCCAGTCGCCCCAGTCCAGCGTTGAGAAACATAACCCGTATTTGTAATAGAGCCAGACCCTATTTGTATTAATAAGGCAGATGACGCATTTGTTGACACACGATTAAACATTATTGTAATTTTATCAACCCAATTGGGAATTCCAGTAAAATCGATAGAAGTCCCTGAGGTACTGTTTACCGCAGTTGCTAGGGTTAATGGCTGTGATAGCTTTGCAGGGGTAATAGAGCTATCAGGAATTACAAGCCCACCAAAGATTATTCCACTCATTACAAATACCCCACAGAGCTAGTTTGGTCAGCAGCAGAACCTAACGTCAATGTCGCCTCAGTGGTCGAAAACGCCCACGATACGCCAGTACTACAAGTTCGACCAGTTGCGCCCCAAAAGGCGATGTCGATTAACAAGGCTGAATTAGCTGCTACTGGAAAAACTTCAACGGGGACATCGGTGTTTACTGGAGCAGTTGCTTTATTGTGGATTTGGAAAAATCTCGTTGCTGCATTTTTGTTGTAACAGTATATTTTATAAACCGCCCCAGCACTAGCCTTGAGCACGGCTTGGTTTTCAGCTCCTAGGTTTGTTGGGCTATTGGTAAACGCAGGGATCGCCGCTGCGACCAAACTCGTTAGAGAAGCATTTCCAGTTGTTTGATTCGCTGCTGTAGATACACCCGCAACGCTTACCTGTGAAGTATTTGCCGCTGCTCTTAGAGCAATAGTAGCTGTACCCGTGACGGCTGCAAGAGCGCTCAATCTGAACTTTGCATGACCGATAACTTCAATCTGCCAAATCCCCACAGATGCGCTTGGAATAGTAACACTATTCGCACCTGTGACCATGTTTTTAAATACGGCATTTGCTGGAGTAATCCAATTAGTCCCATCGGTCGTGATTTGCGCTGATAGAGCGCCTGTATAAGTTCCAGTTACTTGAATCGTAACTGTACCTTTGCTATCAAGGTCTATAGATACAGCGGAGCCAGCCGTTGCAACGCCAGCGGGAACTAGATTTTCAGTGGTAATTGTACCTGTTGCAGTCGTGTCAGCAACGCCACCAGAACCGCCGCCACTGCTTAGTGATTGCTGTATGTCTAGCAAATCCTCTAACGGTTTTTTGCTAGCCGAAACTTCAGCTAAACTACCAGAGAAATTAGCTTGTATGTAAGCGTCTAAATTTGTTTGTAAATCAGTTTGTACTGTCATTTTTATTAAAATAGGCGACCTTGCGATCGCCTATTCCGTTTAGTTATTCAGGTTCTACAGGTGTAGATTTTGCTTTTTTCTTTGGTGCGATCACTGCTGGTTCTTCAGTGGCGACAGGTGCTGTAAGATCGTAAATTTCGTATCCTTCAGATTGCCATGATTCCAAATCAGAGAGGTACACATCTTTTACGATGTGGCTACCTTTAGCGACGGTGACGGGGTTTTGTGGGTAATTCATGATTACTGAACAGGTACAATCCAAGCGGATAGGGTCAAGTTTCCTGGGGAGCCAGTCTTGGTGCAAACCAAGCCGATCGCTTCAGCAGTCGCCAATTTAGCAGCAATTTCAGCGCCGCCAAATACGATCTCTAGTTCGCCAGCAGCACCAGCTAATTGAGCAGGGAGAATAGTACCGATTACGGTACTAGAGCCGCCTACGGTAGCAGATACGTCAACAGCGATCGTCCATTCAGCAGTACCAGCGCTGTAGCTGGTGTATGCCTCAATATCAAAGCACACCTTAAAAGCTTCAATTTTGCGGACAGCAAAGGCTAGTCGAGTTGTGGAAGTAGTAGCAGATAGCGCCGCTGCTTCAGGGGTGCGAAGGGCTAGCGCTGCGTCGTAAGTACCACGAACGCGCCGATCTGCAATAGTTGAAAAAGTTGTAGCCATTAGGTTTTTACCTGTTTAAAAATACTTGAAAGCATTGTGAATTATTAATCAGGGGATATCCCCTGATTAAATTAAGCGACAGCAGCGCCAGACTTGATGTAACGCAAACGAGCAGCAGCCTGACCGTCCTTAATGGCGATCGATTGGTAATGCTCAACACGGGTACGAAATACGGGTTTAGTATCTAGCTCACCTAAATCGCGAATTTGCATACCGCCATTTTGTAAACCATGTACTCCCATAGTGTCAAACGAAACAACGTAGATAGAAGTGGTTTGAGCTGTACCAGAAGCCGCCGCCTCAGTGAAGGGCAAGATCTGAGATTTAGAGCCATCTTGATCCAAGACGATGATAGGAAGATCGTTATAAAACGCAATTTTACGACCAAAACTATCGAGTTCATAAGTGATGTAACCACCCACAGACGTATTACGAGCAGCGCTAGTCAGCACCCGTCGCATGGTCTTATTCATGATGATGTGAGTAGGATTCGTAACCTCATCAATGGTTGCATCCAAGCGTTCAAGGCTAAGTACATCACCACCAGAAGTAGCGCCATTGTCGATTAACTGAGTACCAGTCAAGCGCTTACGCAATCCGTCATAGGCTTTAATATTGGTAGCTGTATCGCCTTGGATAAATTCTTTTGTCCACGCCAAAGCCAATGCCCTTACCTTCATCATTTCGTGCTGAGAGCGAACACCTACGCCCATTGTGTCGATTACAAATTTATCGACATCTAAGTCACCGCCAAGGATGCTTAAAGTCTCAGTTACAGGGTTAACAACACCAACGGACTCGTCATACCCTTCGTTTACACCGCGAAAACCGATACCAGGAAGCGCTTCTTCACGGTTATAGCTATATGCATTACCTGCGATATCCACAAAGGGAATATTTTCGAGGATTCCGCTAGAGCTAGCGAACTGCTCAATAATTGCCGATTCAAATACTTTGCCTTCATTAAGCGCAATCTTTGCGGCTTCTGTAAGGGTTAATGCCATCTGTTTTCTCTTTATATCTAATGATTTGCAATACCTTCTGCTGGCATTGCGCCTCACTAAATCAAAGAAATTCGTTGCGAAAAATTCTTTTATTAGTACTAAATAACTTTTGCGAACATTGCGATAAGCAAAAGTTATTGAGTCAGTTGATTACTAAAATAGCACAGATTTAAACTTTTGCCAGTTTCCCGTACTTATCTTGCAGATATTTATTGAGATATCGCTCTTCATAAATACCTTCAAGCCAATCAGAGAAAATACCAAGCTCACTGCTTGGATAGCAAGCGATCGTTACAGGATGAGGGCAATGTGGTAGCTGATAGTGCGCTGACTGCGTAGGCTCTGAGTAGCCAATCTCACGGCGGTATTGTGCATAGCGCCGCCCTACGCTCGAATCTAACAGATCGAACTTATCAATGGGATAACCAGCTTTTTCAACTTCCAGCAAAAGGTGATTGCATTTTTCGATGACACACCATGATCCTTTTGGCTTTACCAAATTCTTTCGGATGTCTGCACAGCGATCTGAATAATGGGCGATCGCCTTTTTAGGATTAGCGGTGGTTACTCCATACCCACCAGTTTTGCGGATACTTGGTAAAACGTCAGAAAACACCCATTTCTGAAAAGCTTTTGCACTTGGCAACTTAGATCCAAAAATAAGTTGATAAATGCCAGCCTCTTCTAGAACCGTTACAGACTGCACTCCGCCAGCCGTTGCCATTTTGGCAACCCCTTTGTTTTCTGTATCTACCTTCTTAGAAATAGTAGACTGAGGATCGGCATACCCTAAAACTTTCGCAACGTCATTGGCTACTGGCTTACCATCAACAAAGCGGATTTCTTGAGAATCGAAGTTAAAAACTGCTAAACTTGTCATATTGACCTTTGGCTAAAAGATAAGGTTGATCACGCCTCGGATGTTTCAGCATCGCGGGGTATTTCTATATTATATCGCAAAACGCTTTACAATAAAGGG